TGATCAGTCCGGGACGGGTAAAGCGGCGACCGCCGGTGGGTCCGAAGGTCGCCTGCCGCGAAGTCGTGTGGCGCAACGTGATTCGGGCATAGGGCTTGTCCGCGGGCGGAGGGTCGCCCGCGTCCACCCCGGGCCATTCCACGCGGATCGGAGCCCCGCCGTTGAGGGCCGGGGTGTCCGCGGTCCACTTCGTGTTGAACAGCCCAAGGATTTCGTCGCGGGCGCTGTCGAAGGTCGGGAGGGTCATTGGCGCACCTGCAATTCATACATGATCGCTTGCCCGTTCGGGTTCAGCGGTTTCACGGCGATGACCTTCCAGACCTCCAGGCCCCGCAGCACCAAGCCTTCGACCTCCGGTGGAGCCGTCAGGCCCTCCGCGGGCATGAGCACCCGCTGGTCGCCCACGCGGATCGTCTGGCCGTCGATGTAGCGTTGCTCATAGTCCAGGAACACCGCCTCAATGGTCTGGTCCGCCGCGACGTTGCCGCCCGGCTTCCAAGGCTTCGCCGGATCGGGAGCGGCCCCGGCGGTGAAGCCCCGGAGGGTCACGGCCTGGCCGTTCTTCTTGATCAGCTTCTTGGCCAGCGCGATAGCGGAGTCAAACCGTGCCATGGATCACCCCCGCAGCAACGTGCCGCCGGAGCGGACAAGGCCCGCGCGGACCAGCTTCTGGTCCGCCGCCGGGTATTTGGGCATCTGGAACACGGCCCCGCCCACGAAGGTGACGGACTCGCTGATGGGTCCGACCGCTTCCGACTTCGACAGGACCGCCGCGCCCGAGGCGTTCCGCTCCGGGTCCGGGTTCAGCTCCGCGGCGAGGGCGCGCAGGGCGTACTCCGCGCAGGCTTCCTTCACCTCCGGCGGGATGTCGTTGATGTAGTAGCGGTCACGGTCCCAGGCGTCCGTCCGGGGCCATTCCGTGGTCTGGTCGCGGCCCAGCCGCTTCTTGCCCACGAAGTTGAACCGCTGGTCAAGGTAGTCGGTCGCGCGGATGACCGCGGCCTCAATCTGAGGGTCCGTGGAGCCCGCGAAGGAGTTGCCCCGGTCGGTGTGGTAGGTCTTGAACTCCTCCCCGCTGATGTAGGCATTCGCCCCGGCGACGGCTCCCGTGTTGTCTTGGACGATCAAGGCCATCACGTCCTCCAGAAGGCTTGATATTTGGCCCGGCGGATCGTCAGGACGTTCCGCACGTGGCTCCGGTTGATCTCATACCAGCTCCGGTTGCCGTAGCCCCGCTGCGGGACCTTCGACTTGAGGCTGGTGCGTTCTACGTGTCCAAACCAACGGGCCGGGTCGCATCCGTGGGTGTTCGAGCACAGGCGGCGATCCTGTAGGACGCCCGCCGCCCCGCCGTTGTAGCTGGACAGGACGAAGGCCCACTGGTCCGTGACCGTTGCGCCCGGGTTCGCGGCGATCCTCCGCCACAGGCTCCGGTTCATTTCCACGATGGCCGTGAGCTGGAAGCCCGGGTCATAGCGGTTCTCCCAGGTCCAGTCGCGGAGGGAGGTGTGGGTGTTGCGCAGTTCGTTGAACACGTTCATGCGTTCGGAGCCGTCCGGGCGATAGGCGACCGTGATCTGACCGAAGCCGAAGCCGTATTCACGATGGGTGCGCAGCTCCGCCCGCGGGTTCCAGCAGCGGGAGTGCGTCAGGCTGATACAGCTTTCCTGCTCCACCAGACCGGCGAGGGTCCAGGGCTCCGGGGCTCGCGGCCAGACCGCCTCCTGCTTCTCAACCAGCACTGGCGCGTACACCTTCGCCCCCGAAGGGATGAAGGTGCGAGCGTCCTGGGCGATGGCGACGGAGCCGAAGGCCCAGCAGAGGACCGCGAAGGCGAAGTGAATCAGGCTTTTGCCCATAGCACCAACCCCAGGAAGATGAAGCAGATGGTCAGGGCGACGGCGAGGACCACGAGGCCCCCCGCCACGGAGCCCTCCCGGGCCTGCGCGAGCCATTCCGATAGGTTCACCTGGGGTAGTACCACACGGGTGATCACAACGGTGATCCCTGCCAGCGCGAGGGCAAACGCTGTCCACTGCGCGAGGGTCACGACCATGGCCGGGTCGATCAGCAGCAACGGGACGATGCTGGCGATGAGCAGGACCCAGGCCGTGAGGTCCAGGAAGGGGGCGAGGCGCTTGCGCAGTCGGGCGAGGAAGCGGGTGACGGCGATGTTCATTGTTGGTTCTCCGGTTGCGATAGGGTACACAGCTGGACGGCGGACCGCGCCCAAGCCTGAAGGGCGGTCAGTTTCCTGATGGCCCGGTCGCCGTCTGCGGCGATTCCCCAGAGAGCTGCCGAAGTCTCTGGCGCAAGTTCGGCTGTTCCGGCTCCATCAGCTCCGCCGGGGGCGGACTCAGCCGCACCGGATCGGGCCGCACCACAAGAGGAGACTTGGAGGCGCAGCCGCTGATTGCCAGACCGCAGATCAGCAATAGTGCGCTCATCCCGCGCCCGGGCGTCCGCTTGCTGTTGGGCGAACTCCGCCCGGAGGTCTGCGACACGCTGTTCATGGGCTTTCTCCTGTTCACGGTTCTTGTCGTTGGCCTCAGCCAGGAGGCGTTCCTGCTCCCGTTCCCGGGCGCGGACCTCCTCCTTGTATTTGTCCATGGCCTCCGCCGCCTCCGCGGTCGCGTCCGCCTTCCCGGAGCCGTAGCCGTAGCCGTAGCCCGCGAGGGCGATCAAGGCGACGGCGAGCAGGACGCCCGCCGCGGCCCAGACCTTGGAGGAGGGGAAGCCGAACACGGGTCAGACCCCGCCCTTGTCCATCCCCTTGATCGGGGCGGTGGGGCCGGACGGAGCCGGAGCGGACTTGCCGCCCATGACCACGTTCTTCGAGTTCTGGCCGTGACGCACGCCAGACTTCGAGGCATTGACCATCTTCGAGGCGGTTGCCTTGGTGGTGCCGGATTTCGCCATGATGTTTCTCCTTCGGAGTTGGTTGGGTTACTGAGCAGCCTTCGCCTTGTCGCGGGTATGGCCCGGGGCGACGGCTTCCACGTCAGCGCGGGTGATGCCAGCAGAGCCATACAGCTTCTCCACGGCGGTCATCGCGGGCTTCCCGTCCTTGGTCCAGTGGGTGTCGTCCGCCGGGTCCAGGCCCAGGACCGCCTTCTGGAGCTTGGTGTTCAGCTCCACGGTCGGCTCCTTCACCGGATCGGTCAGGACCGCCGGTTGTCCGTCCCCATCGGGTACACCCCCGGCTTGCCCGGCTTCGGCTTCGACACCTCCGCCGCTGACAGGTGCCGCGTCACCGGCTTCAGTCCCGCCCCCGTTGGGCTGAACGTCGCTGTGTACCGGCTGTTGGCCGTCCGGCTGGGAGCCTTCTTGAAGATCACGCTGGCCATCGGGCACCTCCTTCAGTGCGGGGTGTCCTTCCGGGTAAGCCTGCCAGTTGCGTTCGAGGAAGCGGGCGTGCAGGGCGACCTCCTCCGCCGGAGCGGTGATGGTCAAGCGGCCCTTCTCGAAGGCGTAGGGCTGACTGCCCAAGCGGATCGTGCGACCCGCGAGGGTTCCGGTCAGGACAAAGGTTGTTTGAATGATGGTGGACATTTGTACGGTTCTCCTGGTAGATTAAGCAAAAAGGGCGGACCGATCCATGACCGGCCCGCCCTTCGGGTACAGCGGGGCAGCGCCCGCCCCGTCGCGGGGCAGCGCCCGCCCCGTCGCGGGGCGAGCCCTTAGTTGAGGATGCCGTCTGCGGCGGCAAGCCCCTTCTCGCTGAACAGCGCCAGGCCGCAGTACCACTTCACGCGCCAGATGTGCTCATCGGAGTCCTCCGACTCGCCCACGTCCACAACCTGAATGCCCGCGGCCTGAGTCGCGGTCAGACCGGCGATGCCGTGGGTGCGCGAACCGTCATCCAGCGTACCAGCGAAGATCGTGGTGGCGTTGGTGCCGGTGCCCTTGGTCTGGTTGGTCGGGATGTAGTCGTTGCGGAAGATCGGGGTGCCCGAGTAGGCCGGAACCTCCGCACCGCTGGGCAGCTCGACAACCTCGTTGATGGACGCACCGCCCAGGGCGCGGAGCAGCGCCTTGTAGCTGCGCAGGGTACGCGCGTGCATGGTCAGGTAGTCCACCTGGCCGTCCTTGTCCACCACGAGGTCCATCAGCTCATCCAGGATGTCGAAGCTGAGGTTGGAGCCGTTCGCGCCTGTGGTCGCTTTCTGACCGGAGGCGCACAGCTGGATCAGGCCCGCGAACTCGTTGCCCGCGCCGGTGCCGTTGATCAGCTGGTCCTGGTACTTGCGGCCAGCGGACTTCGCCTTGGAGGCGATCTGGACAGCGGTCTGGTCGTTGCCGTCGCCGGAGCGGGTAGCCTGGATCAGGCCGTTCACTTCGGCGTCACCCATGATGGTGGTGAGGTTGGAGTTGACCTTGGTGAAGGTCGCAGCGGCCTTACCAGCACCCGCGCCGGAGAAGGTCGTGCCGACACCGGCCATGATGACGTCGCCAAGGACGTTCTCGCGGTTGTACGCGAGGCTGTTGCCTTCGATGGAGTCGAAGGGCAGCACGTCGAACATGCGGTTGACGGTGATGATGTTTTCGATCACGCCAGCAACCAGTTCGTCCTGGGCCAGCTTGGCGCTTTCGGCAAGGGTAACAGAAGCCATGATTGGCCCTCCTTCAGAAGTTGATGACTCAAGCGGTTTTCAGCCGTGCCGGATCACCCGGTGTTCCGTCGCGGCCCGCGGAATCACTCCTGTGGGCCTTCGCCTCTGGCTATACAACCAAAAGTGACGTCAGTATAGTACCAAGTTGCGAAAAAGGGAAGCCCCCTGGCCAAACTTGGGGGCCTCCCCGATCCGTCACGCCCGACCGCGGCCCGCCTTGAACTGACCCTTGGCGAGGCCCTGGGCGATCTTTTCGTTGGCGGTCAGGACCTTGCCCTGCTGGCGCGGAGGCGTCTGACCACCACGCGGAGGCATGCCGCCGCCCGCCGGGGCTTCCGACTCGAACAGGCGGCCATACTTCTCGTTGGCCTTCATTTCGCTGACCAGCTCGCGGATGGTCATGGGCTGGCCGGTCACGCCCGAGTAACGCTGGTCACCCTGGGCATCGACCACGAACACCTTGAATTCACCGTCCTGCTCGACAACCTTGACCTGGTTCTTGATGAACGGCAGCAGGAGTTCCGGGACGCCCTTCAGCTCCGCAACGGCGGCAGTGGCGGCGTTCTCGACCAGGAGCCCATACAGCTGGTTCTGGAGGGCTTCGGCGCGGGCTCCGGCCTTCTTCAGGTCCTTCGCGTGCGCATCGGCCAGCTCCTGGCGAACCTTGTCCAGATTCAGCTTGGCTTCGCCGCCCTTGGCCAGCTGGTCCTGGAACTCAGCCAGCTTCGCGGTGATGTTGGCCTTGATTTCCTCCGGCGTCGCACCGAAGTCAGCCAGCGGGGTCAGGTCCACGGAGGTCTTGGCCTTCGCTTCGGCGCGAGCGGCCTTGAGGGAGCGGTTCAGGCCAGTCACGGCCTCCACGATCCCCTTGTGGGCTTCGTCCGGGACGAACTTGCCATCATCGCCCTGCTTGTAGATTCCCCGGAATTGTTCCGGGACCTTGTCGATGGAATCGACCGGAGTGAATTCAAAGTCCATAATTGTATCCTCATTGTCGGCGGATCACCCGCCAGTGTTGTGCCTCACGCACGGTTCATATTGTAGCCTCAGAACTTTTCAGGGTCAAGGCCAGCCTTGCGGAAGGCGTCCGGCTTGCGCTCCGCGAGTTGGGACAGGGTCAGCTCGTTGCCGGCCCGATCCACGAATTGATCCACGTTCAGCCCGCCCTCCCGGAACAGCTTGGCCTTGGTCTTGCCCAGGACCTCATCCTGGAAGCCCGCGGGCTGACGCTTCAAGAAGTCCTGATATGTGGTCGCCGCCGGAACCCGGCCCACGTTCTCCGCGGCCCAAGCCTTCCTGATGTCCTGGATCGGCTTGCCCTGCTCCTTCGCCATCCGGCGGAAGTCGATTTCACGCTTGGCGCGGGTCCGGGTGTCCGTCACGGTCGGGCGATTGCCCAAGAGGCCCACGCCGTCGATGTAGGCGACCATCACCGACCGGCAGTTGAAGTGGGCCGGGGGCTTCGCGTCCTTGGGCTGGAGCAGGGGGATGTCCGCGGGCAGCTCATTGTCGCCCACGGGGCTCCCGTGGCCGTCCCGGGCGCGGCATACAGCCGTGGTCCGACCGTCCAGCGTGCTCACCCAGACCTTCGCCGTGATGATGTCGCTGTTGGCGTCCCAGACGTAGCCCCGCGCGGTGTTGGACACGTGGTTCACCGCGGTGCGGACGATCCCCTGGGCGTCCCGCCGGGTCATCGACAAGATGCCGTCCGCATAGGCGTTCTTGCGCGTCCCGACCACCCGCCGCACGATGTCGTCAATGGGCTCCCCGTTCGTCATCCCGAGCTGAAGGGCCGTGGTCAGCCGCTGCTGGTCCACCGCCTCCAGGGTGCTGAACCAGTCCCGGAGGAACCGGCCCTGGAACGGGCGGGAGGTGGCGATGGCCCGGAGCTGGTCCGCGTTCACCGCCATGAATCCCACCTCAATCGTGATGGAGGACTGTAGCAGGTCGATTTCGGCCTGGCCTTCGAGGACGGCGAGCTGCCCAAGTTCGTCCCGCACCAGGGTCTTGTACTCCGCGAGGGCCGCGGCCCGGGCTCCGCGGATGTCCGTGAGCAGGGCCTTCCAGCGTTCGCCGGTGAAGTCCAGGTCACGGCCCTCGAAGCGGGCGAGCCGGGTGCGCAGGCGTTCGGTCAGGTCGCGGTCCGCCTCCTCCAGGAGCCGGGCGACCCGCTTGGTGACGCCCGCGGTGTAGCGGCGCAGGTCGATTTGGTGACGCAGCGCGGCGTCACGGTAGTTTTCGTTGAAGGTGGGCATCTCACTTCTCCATTTCTTTGGGTCCGTTCATGCCGAAGTGAATACAACGCCCGATCAGCGGCCCGAGGACGATGCTCAGGAGGAGCCAAAGCCCCAAGAAGTGCCAGACGTTCATGACTCGCCTCCAGGATTTCCACCACCTTCGCCACCTTCGCCGCCTTCGCCTTCGCCCTCACCCTTCCCACCTTCGGGCGGGTTCTTCTGGGCCGGGTCCAGGTCCAAGCCAGCGCGGCCCATCGCCTCGCTGATTTCCTCCATCAGCTCCTCCCAGTCCTCATCCTCATCGAAGTCCTCCGGGAGGACCCCGCGCAGGCGGAGGCCGTTCAGGTAGGTCTTGCGGCTGATGTCGCGCTTCTCGCGTGCGACTTGGAGGGCCTGAAGGCCCGGGGCGTCCATTTCCTCCAGGTCATAGTCCTTCACCAGCTCCACGGTGCCGCCGTTCGGCCCGAGGCGGAGCCAGTCCGCGGTGATGTCCAGGGCCTGGGCCAGGGCGTCCTCGAACAGCCCAGTCATCGCACTCAGGTCGCTGGTCGCCTCCGCGCTGTCCAGCGCCCGGGCGGTCGCCGTCTGCCCGCCGGTCTTGCGCTTCAGGAACTCCGCGCCATAGCCCGCCATCTGCTCCTCAAGGTCCTTGAGGTCCGTGCGGCCCGCGGCGATGGCTTGGCCGGTGTGCTCCACGTAGTAGAACCGGCCCGCCGGGTCCGGGTTGTACAGCACCTTGTTCGGCCCTACCACCACCGGGTCCGAGTCCTCCCCAGACGCCCCCGAGCAGGCGAGGATCGGGAAGCGGGAGACGGTGAGGATGTGGCGTTGGTCGGAGGCGGACTGCCAGTGCGCCACGTTGAGGTGAGCCAGGTCCAGGAGCGGGGGCTTGCCCATCATGAAGCCTTGGCGGTCCGCGTAGAAGGTGACCAGCGGGACGTAGTTCAGCCCCGTCGCCCACTCATCCGCCAGCGCCCACTCCTCCTTCTGGGCGTTGGACTTCTTCACCGGCTCCCAGAGCTGGACAAGGCCCGGCTCCAGGACGCGGATGCGGCGCTTGCAGACCTCCGCGAAGCCGTCCTGCTCCATGTAGTGTTCGATGATGCGGACGTGCTGGAGGACTTCGACCCCGTTGATCACCTCCGACCGGGCGAACAGCAGGCACTCCGGCTTGATCATCACCCAGTACGGGCGCAGGCCCTCCCGGCGGTCATCCGCCAGGGTCCGGGGTTGGCCGTCCTCCCGCGGGGCCGGGCGGGGCATGTCGATGAGGACGTGGCAGAGGGCCTTGGCCATGCCTTCGCGGAACCACTGACGGGCGAACACGTCCAGGTTGTTCCCCTGGAGGTCCACGTCAGGCAGGATCGTCTCCTCAATCGCCTTGGGCACGTCCTCGTTGAGCTTGATCGGCTCGCTGAAGGGCTTGCCGCTCAGGGTGTCCAGCGTCTGTTCGACCATGTTGAGGAGGACGGCGGACGCCAGGCGCTCCTGATAGCCCTTGTCCGTCTCCTCCTGGTGGCGGGGCAGGTACGTCTCGCCCGCCTCGCGCATTGCTTCGGTCCCGCCCAGCAGCGTCTCGATGACGTGCCAGCGCGGGAGCATCTGGTCATACGCCCCGCTGGTCGTGGCGGGGCTCTTTGGGTCTTTGTCGGCCATGGTCGGTTCTCCTGGTTCGCGGATTCTCGCCCGAAGGCGAGGACCCGGCAAGTTGTATTACATGTTGCCCTGCTTGACGCCACGCAGCTTCTTGCGGACCCTGTAGCGTATGGCGTCCCCGATATGATCTTCCGCCTCCGTGTTCACGTCATCCAGGTCCTTGTCGTCGCGGGGCAGCACAGGGACCGTCTCAATGGTCTGCTGACACCAGTCGAAGATGAACAGCCCAGGGACCTCGCGCGGTCCCCCGCCCGCCGGAGGCAACGCCCCCTTGAGCAGCTTGCGGATTTGCTCCCAGCCCTGCTTGCGCGAGCCTGGGCCCTTGTCCGCGGGCGTCCAGCGCACACCCTTCTTCTCCATGTCCCCGGCGATGCTGTTGCCGTTCTCCACGTCGAAGATGGAGGAGTCAGCGGGGCCGGGCTTGACCCGACCTTCCAGCGCCCAATCATCCTCCCGGTCCTTCACCCCTTGGGCGACTTCGGAGGCGAGCATGCGGACGCCCTCGTTGCGGGTCCCGTTCCAGCCGTACCACTCCTGGATCAGGTACAGATCGCCCCTCACCTTCCCGTACACGCGCCCGTTCCACTCGAACGGCTCGCCATTCGACTCCGCCCACCACAGGACGGCGAAGGGCTTGGAGCTGCCCCAGTCGAAGCTGCGGTCAATCTTCCACCGCTTCGGGATCACCGACAACGGGACGGAGGGCACCACGTGTACGTCCCCGCGGTAGATGTCGTCAAACATCCCCCCGGCGATGATGTCCCAGGAGCCGTGGAGCCAGGCGGCGAGTTCGGAGGGGTTCCGGGCCGCGGCTCGAATCTTGCTGATGTACTCCGGGTCAGCGTGGAGCAGGATTTGGTTCTCATAGATGGACCCGTGGATGGCGACCCGGGGCGGCTCGCGCTCGCCGTCGCGCATCGCGTCCAGGATCACCCGACCGCGCATGTGGGGGAGGCGGAAGCGGGCCTTGACCCAGTTGTGGCCGGGGCCGTAGGGGTTGGTGGTCGCCCGGTAGCAGCGGGGCATCCCCGGCTTCGTGGAGCGGCAGCAGGACATCATGACGGTGTAGCACTTGTCATCGGCCCAGTTGCAGAGTTCTTCCCAGCCAATCCACGGATAGGCGTGGCCGTGGTAGTTCCAATAATCCTCCGGCGACTTCATGTGACGCAGCAGCAGCTCCTCGCCGTCCGGGAAGGTCCACTTGTGCTCCACCTTGTTGTACTTGGCCCCCGGGAAGATGCGCTTGAACCACTTGTTGGTCTTGTTGATCACGTCCGACAACTGGGGGTAGGTCTGACGGAACAAGATGCCCCGCCACTCCGACCCGTAGCCCTTCCCCACGTGCTGGAGGAAGTCCATCAGCAGGCAGTCGGTCTTGCCCGGGCCGCGCGTCCCCTCATACAGCACCTCGAAGATCGGGTGCGCCATGAGGAAGGCGAGCTGCGACCCGTACTGCGGGCACCAGGTCGCCTCCGACTCCTTCCCCGTCTCCGGGTCCACGTAGTAGCCCCGCAGCTCGCCGGGCTCCGCCTCGCGCCACTCAATCGGGTAGTCCGGGCGGGCGGCGACGGCGACCGCCTTGCTCACTTCGGTCTGGGCGAACATCAGCTGCCCTCCCCGGTCGGACGGCCCACGGTCCCGCGGGCGAGGTCCCCAAACTGGTTCTGCCAGTCGTTGATCGTGGCCGGAGCCCCCGGGACGATCAGCACCCCGCCGGTGCCCGAGGCGGTCATGCTGGCCGCGTCCTTCCCGTCCTTGAACTCCGCACGGTGGGCGCGGAGCATCATGGCCATCAGCGAATCGCTGTACACCCGCTCATAGGTGATGATCTCATCCTTGAACTTCCCGCCGATGATCGGGCGCTCCACGCCGTCCCGCGCCCGCTTCAGGGCCGGGGCAAACATGTTCTCGTCAATGAAGGCTTGCAGCGCGTCCTCGAAGGCTTCGGCAAACTCCGGGTCACGCTTCAGGTGGTCATACAAAGTGGTGATGGAGACGCCCACCGCCTCCGCGCAAAGGGCGCGGCACCCCTTCAGCTCCGGGTGCGACCGGAACAGGTCCAGGAACTGCTGCTTGCGGTCCGAGGTGAAGGGCACCATCGGCTTCCGCTGAAGTTTTTCAATCGGGCGCATCACGCTCCCCTCTCAGTGTACTGTTCGTCAATCGCGCGTCACGCGGCGATCCGTCCCCGGCCTCACGCCCAAGGACATCCTTGCCGCGAGTATAGCGTGAGGTTGTACGTTAGCCAAGGGCGAGGGTCGCGCCCGCGGGAGTCGATGAGCCCAGGTGTATGCTGGAGCGGATTGCCCAAGCAGGCACGCGGCGTCCTCCGCTTAGGTTCGAGGGGTCGCGCTTCACTTCCACGTCCGAAAAAGTAAAAAGTCAAGCGGGCAAAAAGGCCATATAAAACAGCCCTTTATAGATAGATAGATAGATAGATACTTAACTTACTTAACTTACTTACCTTAACCCCCTGGGAGCCCTTCGGACAGCAGAAAGCCTCAACAAGGATTCTCTTGGGCCGGTCCGCCGGGTCGATTTGTCGGGAGAATTTATTTCAGGTAAGAATCCCAAGTAACCTAAGCGCAAGATGCGGGAACCCCAGCCCCGTATGGCTTAGACCATAGCTTGACTTCTTTACTTCTTCGAGCATGAACCCAAGCGCACATTTCTATCCCAAGCGCACTACCCGAAGCTGACGGAGGAGACGCGGCGAACCACGATGACGGGAAGGCTTCGCGGCCCGGGGCCTTCGACTTCGACCAGGATGCGAGGCCCGAGCCCGCGGGACCGCCCAAACGGGGCGTTGCGGCGGTGAGTCCCCGCGGCGAGGTAGGGGGCGGCAAGTTCGTTCGGGTCTGAGCCCGGCGGGACCCGTTCCAGGACGCGGCCCTTGATCCAGAGTCCGTGAGTGTTCTGCCAGCGTACCCGGTCGCCCTTGTACAGTCTCACGTCCCGCCTCCTCCGGCCTTCGCCGCGAGGGCGGCGTTGAACCGTTCCGCGAAGGCGATGCCGTTGACATGGGCCGGGTCCGCCTCATCGCTCATCAGGTGTCGGGCGGCGAGTTCCGCGAGGAGGTCCGCCGGGTCGCAGCCGTCCGCGACGGCGTGTTGAAGGGCTTGGTCCAGGCGTTCGAGGTGTAGGTGCTTCATCTCACAGGACCCTCGTGATGCCCAGGACCTTCCGACCGAACCAGCCCACGTACTCCTCTGTCCAGTCGTCCAGGGCGCGTTGGAACTCGCTGAGGATGTGGCGGTGATCGTCCGGGTGTAGGGTCCTGACAA